GGAACAGACAACTTAATTAGTTGGGCAGTCAGCAGTGGACCAGTAAGTGACACTCATCCAGATATTAACGGGGGCAATGCCACAGACGTACAACGTATTAACATCAGTGTACCTAGTAGTATTACATTACCAACACTGAATGCGCCTAGCGTAAGTTATACTGTTACTAACAACGGAACAGGTGCATACACGTTCAGCGGTGCAGCTAAAGGCGATAACCCCAACTTGGGTCCGTTCTATAGAGGAGGTACATATACAATCAATATTAACGCTGTTGGCCATCCACTGTATTTTACAACTGACAACGGTACTAATTTTTCTAGTGGAACATATTTTGGAGAGTATACTGACGGCGTAACTGGATCAAGAACTGACAACGGTACAATTACATTTACAGTACCAAATGACGCACCTGATACACTTTACTATCAGTGTGGTAACCATGCACCTATGAGAGGTGCTATTACAGTCAAAGACTTGGCTATTGAGACAAACATCAATGGAAACTATATTGTCTACTTCCAGCACACACAAGAAGGTCACAAGACACCAGTTGAGCTACGTCCTATTCCAAGTCTTGTTAACCAGATGTGTCTGGTATATGATGCCAGCGTCAATAAGTTCGTACCGCAGGATTTGGCTACATATGTAGAGAACACACCGTCATTCGAGAATAAGATCCGTGAGGTGGCTGGTACTGCTGAACTGGTTGTTGAAGATGGTTCAGCCGTTGTTGCTAAGGTTAACATTTACGATGACAGCACATATTTGCCGCTAACAGGCAACAATGCTGGTGACCAGGCATTCGCAACAGATAACAATATCCTTTATATCTGGGATGGCAGTGCATGGCAACAAGCAGGTAGTACAAATGCTGACGATCTTACTGAAGGTGCAACTAACTTATTTTACACAGATGTACGTGTAGATGCTCGCATCGCTGCGGCAAGTGTAGATGATTTATCGGATGTAGATACAACATCATCAGCACCAACAAGTGGAGATGCACTTGTATGGGACGGTGCCAATTGGACACCAAGCGCACCATTTAGTCAGAGTGACTTTGACACTGCATTCGGTAGTAAAGACACTGATGATTTAGCAGAAGGTGTCAGCAATTTATATTACACTGATGCTCGTGCAGATGCAAGAATTAGTTCAGCATTAAGTGGAGATGTTACAGTTGGCGGTAACTTAACTGTTAATGGAACAACAACTACGCTCAACACAGCAACACTTGATGTTGAAGATATCAATATTACAATTGCTAAAAATGCAACTGATAATACTACGGCCAATGGTGCAGGTATCACAGTTGCAGGTGCAAATGCCACTATTACATATGATGGCACAAATGATGAATGGGATTTAAACAAGGACATTAATGTCACTGGTGGTGTTAGAGCCAACCAACCGTTCTTTACAAACAGTCAAACAGTGACAGTAGATCATGTTATTGCAGTGGGAGACAGTGCAATGGCAGCAGGTCCTGTTACTATTGATAGTGGTGTAACAGTAACGATAAGTAGTGGCAGTAGGTGGGTTATAGTATAATGGCAAATTTAAGAATAAAAGGCGATACAAGCGGATATGTAGATCTAGTAGCACCAGACATTGCTGGTAGTACTACTATTGAGTTGGATAAAATTGTACAAGCAGACAGCAGTGGAAACATAACCATAACAAATGCAGTAATAAGTGACTCGTTACAAGTTGGCAACACTGTTGGAAATAACTTTACAGTTTCTCCTACACAAACCAATACAGCTAATAGACACAATAACACAAACTATATTGCAAGTTTTCAGAGAGACGATAATGCATTTATCTTAGTTTCAAGTGGAAACAATAGTAGTAATACTGGTGTTGCATTTTACGGTGCTGGAGATAGAGGAAGCGTATATGGCACTAGTGGTTATGATATACATATTGAGCCAAATTGTCAATATGGACAAGCAGATATTATCCTTAAAGGAAAAAATGACAGTACCAACAAAGCACGTGTGGGTATTAATACTACTGCGCCTTCCACATATTTGGATATTGCAGATTACAAAGACAGTGCTGGTAACAACCCAACAGGAACTACACTGCAACTATCTTCGACCTCGTCCACTACAGGAAGTAATAGTGCAAATGGTCCAGGAAGTTTTAAATGGAAAGGCTGGGGACATAATTATCAAACAGGTCCTGAAGAAATTGGTATTGAAATGCGCCCCAATTGGTTTTATTGGGGTAATAACAATGATATGTCAGCCTATGGTCAGACCTATCCGTGGTTAACCTGGAATATTAAAAACAGTGATAGTAGTACTTATGACGAAAAAATGCGATTAAGTGGTCGCGGAGATCTTGAAGTCCAAGGATATTTAACAGGCGGTGCTGGAAGTGTTGTACAAGAAGTTGTAATGGAAACCAATGTATTGTCTACCTTTAGTAGTGTTAACGCTTGGGGAGAACCTAATTCAAGTTATCGACTTAATATAACTCCAAAATTCAGTGACAGTTTAATTGTGTTACATTATTTTGTACCTCTCAACCAGACAACAACTGGTGCTAACAATATTTTTGTATTCCGTAGCGTAAGATATTCACCTAACAGTAGCCATTTAATTACCAGTGCTGGGCAACAGTCTGGAAGTAGCAGAATGCGAGTAGCTGGTGGTGGTGCTAGATCACAAAATGGTTATGACCATAATGACCAGAACTTAGAGAGCTGGATTGCATATGATAGACCCGGATCAACAAGTCAGTGTACATACGGATTTGAAATGAAACAAGAAAGCAGCGATAGTGGTACAATTTATATTGGATATAGTAGTAGTGATAACGGTACCTGGGGATATGCATCTAGAGTTATTATTACAGCCAGGGAGATTAGACAATAATGAATATTAATTATATAGCAGAAGCATGTAGTGCAATTGTTCGCCCTCTCGGAAAAGCCTTTAAAATAGAAAGTGACATTATTCCAACAACTGAGGCTGAATGGTTGGAAGTTTATTGGGAAAGTAATGGTGTAGACGATAACGATAGTATTATATGGAGTAATGATCCAGCAGACTTTAGTATGACTTGGTCTGAAGTGGAAGCAAAAGCAACAGAATTACAATCTGCCTTGCCATTAACTTATTTGCGAATAGAACGCAACAGAAAAATAGCTGAAACAGACTGGACACAGATGGAAGATATCCCACAAGCAACACGTGATGCCTGGAAGCCTTATCGCCAAGCACTGAGAGATATTACAGAAACATATAGCAGCCCAGAAAATGTTGTTTGGCCGGAGAAACCAGTATGAGTACATTATTAGTAGAAAACATTAGACACGAAGATGCACCAAATAATAGCTTGGTTCTTAAAAATGATGGTGTAATTACAGTAGCAAATAAAAATACATATGCTGGTACTCAAGCAGAATCTGGTCATATTAGAGCCAATGTTAATTCTACAGCAAGCAACCAAGCAGGGCTAATACTTGGCGCAGGTGCTGAAAATGATTTTAATCATAGTATTTTTATGAGAGTGGGAAATGACGATGTCATTGACACTATGGACTTTCATGAATATGGCCAATTTAGATTTTATACTGGTGGTGCGATAACAGCTCAACAATTACGATTAAAAATAGATTCATCTGGTAACATTGGTATTGGTACAGATAGTCCAAGAAACAAATTAGATGTAAACCTAAACACAAACAGATCATTTAATGTAAGAGTCAGTAACGAAGGCAGTGTTGCAGGAACAGGTTTAGCAAGTATAGATCCTGTTAGTGGTAATCTTCGTGATATGGTAGTGGAAGGTGAAGAAGTACATTTAGCCACTGGTTCGTCTAGCGGAGACACAAGTAACTTAAGACTGTCTGCATATGCAGCTGGTGGTGTTAAAGTACATACAAATCTGGATATTGGAGATAAGACAAGATTTATTGCTGATCCATCTAGTCCTTTTGATATTGAATTACAGACTAGTGATGCAGGAAATGGTACTTTTACTAAAGTATTGACAATTCAAAGCGGTGATGAATTTAAGTTCTGGGGTAACGGCGGTGCTGATGAAATCTTCCGTATAGATAATACAGCAACTTATAAGTCACAAACGTTTGGTACGCACAATGCACAAGGATATCACGTAAATGGTAGACAAACTTTACCAGTAGTAAATGTACAGCGTTATCATATGGGTTCAGGAAACAGCACTACTATCAGTAGCAACCAAGCATATACAAATGTAGGAAATAGTATTTCTTATACACCTAAAAAAGCTGGAAATTTATTAGTTATTGAACACGGTGTACAGACTTGGAATGGATCAACAAGTAACGGCAGTGGTGACACACTCATAAGATTTTTAGTAAATGGTGCAGTAGTTTGGGAAAATAACCGTGCTCGTGGTAACTTTGATGCTGATGAACAAAGAAGCCATCATTACTTAAGAAGTCAGTTTTTATATACAACAACAGGAACTACTGCTATAACTATACAACTACAGGGAAGTACAAGCGGCAGTGTACCAAGTGGATTTAACTTTTATCATACAACTAGTGATGCTAATCAATATATTATTACGGAGTACGAACAATAATGGAACATTTTTATATAGGATTGACTTTTGATCGTTTAGGTATGACGCCATATGTAATTCGTGGTGATATTGCAACTGCTGAAGATTTTGAAAATAATATTGAATTTAATGGCACAATTGATTTTGAAACTTTTCAGACGGAGTACAATATCAGTGTAGATAATTTTAAACTAGATGAATTGAGAACAGAAAGAAATAAAAGACTTGCTGAAAGTGACTGGACACAGCAATTAGACATTCCAGAATCGACTAGACTTGCTTGGCAGCCTTATAGACAATCATTGCGTGACATAACAGAAACATATCAGACATTAGCTGATGTAGTATGGCCAGAGAAACCGGAGTAAAGACATGGCATTAGTATTAGATGGTGATAATGGAATTGTTGGAGTATTAGCTACAAATGCTGATGGTGATGTTATCATTGACACAAACACATTTTTTGTAGACGCTGTAACAAATCGGGTCGGAATAGGTTCTATTACTCCTGAAAACACATTACATGTAGTGAGTGGTGATGATCAGCAGATACTAGTTCAAAACTCTGCCACTGGTGATGCTAGTATCAAATTTAACCGCAGTGGTCAAACATTTTTTATTGGTATTGAAAGTTCTGACAATAGCTTTAGAATTAGTGATGGCGGCGTTGGTTTAGGAACTGATGACCGTCTGGTGATCGATTCATCTGGTAATGTTGGTATTAATACAACAGCCCCTCGTGCAAGATTAGATGTATCTGGAAATATGATTGTTGGTGATAGATATGATCAGGGCAATTTAGAATCTGAATGGCCTGCATCTGGTTCACAACTTCATGTTTCTAGAATTGGATATCCTGACGCTGGGGGGATATTAGTTGCTGATGGTAATGAAGCCAATATTATTGTAAGTACAGGTCCATCAAATACTGCCGGAGGTGGTGCCCAAGGTTGGCTAGGATCTCTTTGGTTTGGGTCGTCAGACTCACCGCTTGTGTCTGAACAATTTAACTGGAAAGTTGCAGGAGTTAGAAGTTATTCTTCTAGAGATACAGCCGCTAGCAATGTTAGTTCTGGAAATCTTAGTTTCTGGACCACAGACAATACTAATTCAGCTGCTGAAAGACTGACTATTAATTATAATGGTAATGTTGGTATTGGTTCAACAAATCCAAACACATTACTTGATATTAATGCAACATCAGGCGGCAATGGTGGACCGGGCACAACTAGTATGACAGGTATGTCTGTAGGAGCAGGGTTTGTAGCATTTAGAAATAACGGCTCTACATTTAATGAAGCAATACGTGGTGAATCCAACTGTATGGGGATTTACAACTATAACTACAATGATGGCGTATTAATCTATACAAACAACGCTGACAGTAATGTAACACCAAGTTTCCATCCAGCATATCACTTTGGTGGTTATAACAATGCTGACATGGAAACATTTGGTAGAGGTTGGGCTAATGGTGATCCAATCTTTACGATGGCGAGACCTGGATCAAAATCCACTGGCTCTGGATATGGGGCCAAAGGTGTTTCTAACTCATCACAGTTTACAAGTATTGTAAAGACTGCTACAGCAACAGAATTTAGAGATAACCAAGGGCAACATTATTTTGATGGACATATTACTGCTGGACAATCTGTTAGAGGTGAAAGCACTAGTGATGCTGGATTCCATTATAGAAGCGGTAATGGTGGTAATGGTTACAGAAGTTTTGTACACCATGATGGACAGACTATTTTCCGTGACACTGGTGATTATAACCACAAAATGTGGTACTATGATGGTGTAAACATTAGTACTAACCAAAGCCATGGTCACTTCCGTGTTTATGGCGATAATAATACCTCTAGAAATGCCACCACCGGTGGTAATACTATTAGATTTAGTGTTGATACACCAAATGGCAACATTGGTGTTACTGAAGGCGGATCACAAATTTACAGTGGATCTGATGCAAGACTAAAAACCAATGTTGTTGATTTAGACAACCAATTGGAAAAAATTAAACAACTTCGTCCAGTAAGTTTTGACTGGAAATATACAGCTGAAGAAGAATATATTTATGGATTTATTGCTCAAGAAGTTCAAGCAGTTGATCCTACAGTAACTTATGATATGGGAACTACTCATTATAGGGTAGATAAACAATATGGTGAAGATCTAGAACCAGATGGAACAATTGAAAATACCCTT